TCATAACATGACTACCATTAAAATCAAGAACTGGACTAGTAAACAAAGACAATGCACCTAGAAATTCATTCAAGTCATAGATTGCCATTTCTTGTGGAAATGTTTCTTCGACTTCAGCCTTTGCAACAATATTTTTCATTGCAGACATAGTTGCGATTGTGTTGCCCTCTTTAATCACTAGATTTTGATTAATAGTTGCAAAGTTCTTCAATACAGAAGTTGTGTGGTTACTTAGTTTCATTATTTAATTTCTCCAATTTGTTTGTGTATAATGCTATTATACCATAATGTATCACTTTTAGCAAGTCTTTTCTATCCTTACCATTCTTTTTTCCATATCGTTGTGCATACTTTAGTATGTTACCGATACAAAACCCTTCACCATGACCACCATCAATTATAAATTCAGTTGCCTGAAACTTATTTTGACTGTAATGGGCGTCATAAGTATTATCAATATAAGTCTTTAACTCTAGTAAAGCCTTATCTTCATTATATTTGTAGTCTATAGATTTTTTCACTTTTACCTCATAATTTCAATGTGTTTATTTTTATCTTCTTCTGACATATTTTCAAATATTGAATCTTCAAATATATTCATATTAGCAGAAAAAGTCCTACGTTCTCCGTCACCATAGAAAGGCATAACGGCGTGTCTTAACCAATTTGGAAATATTAATAGAGTTCCAACTTCTGGTTTTACATATTCTTCTGTTATAGGTCTAAACCTATTTACATCTTGATTATCTCCATCACCCCAAGTAAAGTATGTAAATCCATCAACAGCTCCACTCGACTGATTTAAAGAGATACCTTCTTCAGATGGGTTTGGAATATTTTCAATTTGTTCTGGAACTTTAAGATATAGAATACAAGACAATCCAGCCTGTGTTTTAACACCATGACTGTGTAATGGATTATAATCACCAGAATAACTATTTACTACCCAAGCATTAAATGCATCAGCAGTTACATCTCTATTGAAACCTTTTTTAACATAAGATTTACCAGCTTTATCTAACTGATTTTTAACTAATTTTCCAACTTCATCTGTTAAACCAAATACAAGTTGTGCAGATTTTTCATTTTGATTAATTTGTCCAACTAAACCGACACTTGCATCTTCACTATTTGGAATAATATCTTCATCAATATGAGAATTAATTTCGTCAATAACTTCCATAGGAAGTTCTACTCTTAATATATGTAATGCCATTTTAGTTTTCATTGATGCTTTTATTTGTGCTGATGCACCTACATTAGCCGCAAATTCATCTGAACCCTCTGGGTCTGAAGATACAATTCTATCATTTGCATCATACTGAACATACTTTCTGATTGGAGGGTCTTCTGGTGAAGTTTGTTCAGTAACAACCTCTCCACGAACAGCAACACCTACTTCATCTTTTTTAACAACTTTAGTTTCTGATCCATCTTCTTCAACATTTCTGGAAAGAACTTCATTTGGTGTTGTAATAGATTGCTCTGAATTTATGTTTGCAATTGCACCATCTTTTAGACCATTAGGTGGTAGGTCGAATATTTTGATTCCCATAATATAGATTCTCCTTGTATGGATTTAATATAGTCATTATGACATAAAATAGGGGCTTTGTCAACCCCTATTTCATTTTTTTTATTTTATTTAATTTTGATGAGTCTTGGTTTCTTTTCTTCTGGAACAATCTGTTCAAGTTCGATTGTCAAAAGACCATTCTCTAACTTAGCATCATTGACTACAACATCATCTGAAAGTGTAAACTTACGATTAAACTTTCTATAAGAGATTCCTCTATGTAGTGTCCACTCGTCATCTACTTCTTTACTTTCCTTTACAGAACGAACTGTAAGTACACCATCTGCAACTTCTAATTCAATATCCTCTTTACTGAATCCAGCAAGAGCCAATTCAATAGTATATTTGAAGTCTTCTACCTTTTGAATATTGTAAGGTGGAAAGCCAGTAGACTGTTGTTGATGTTTGACATAATCGGTTAGACGATTAAATTGTCTATCAAATCCTACGGCATATGGTGTTAGTTGATTTAGATTGTCAAAAAGACTAAGTGTATTATATGTTTTTCTTACCATGTTTATCTCCTTTTAAAGCAAGATTTATTTTGTGTTGACCACCAGAGCCCTCGTAATGAGATTGTAGTTTCTGAAATGGTCGTAGACAACCCTTAATGGCATTGTCTCTATTATATATAAGGATTGTAACCCTAGATTACAACCCCTACAATAATTTTTTAAGAGAACCTAGAAATTAGGTTCTTCTAATGGATTTTGTTTTACAGTTGGAATATCAACAACTTCTTCTAAAGGATTTACACCAGCATCAATCTTGGTGTATAAGTCCATGAAAGACTCTTTAGTGTCATCATCAAATCTTGCAACACACATCTCGATAGACTTCATTTTGTCCTTGAAGATTGCGAAAGCCTTAACAATGTGGTCAAGTCTTCTAGTTGATATCAACTCATCAACACCACCATCATAGAAAGTCTTTCTGATAACTTCTGACCAAGTAACTAAGTTAGTTGCAAAGTCCTCATCAACAGTTCCATACTTTTTCATAGAACCTAGAACAATCTTTTTTTCTACTGATGCAGCAGCATATGGTTGTTCAATCGTGACTGCAAATCTCTCAAGGAAGGCCTCATTCAAAATGTTAGTTCCAATGAACCTACCATCTTCTGAACCTTTACCTTTAGTGTTAGCAGTTGCCATCACATTAAAACCATCTTTAGGAGTAATCCACTTATTTACTTTTTTCAAGTAAACACCTTTACCCTCAAGTACAGGCTGTAGACACATTAACTTGTTAGAACCTAAGTCACACTCATCAAGTAAAAGAGTACAACCTCTTTCCATCGCCTCGATAACTGGCCCAGGAACAAACTTAGTTTCTCCATTAACCAATCTAAAACCACCAAGTAAATCATCTTCATCAGTTTCGATTGTGATGTTAACACGAATAAGTTCTTTATTCATATCAGCATGAACTTGTTCAATCATTAATGTTTTACCATTACCAGACAAGCCTGTCACGAATATTGGATAGAACAACCCAGACTTTACAATCTGTTTAATATCCTTGAAGTGACCCCATGGCACGAAACCATCAAAGGTACTTGGAACTAAATTTTGTCTTTCCATATTAGTTGCAATCAAACTCACAGTAGTACTTTCTGTATTTTCTGTAGTAGTATTTAGGATTGTAGTTGGAGCAGACTCCCCATTAGGAAGTTTGAACTGATTGTAACCAACCTTAAACTGTTTTTTAAACCAACCAGCCTTTGGAATACCAGCAGAATATGAAGCATCCTTTACTTGTTGATTTGTAAGAATAGAACCAGCACCGAATAAATCAGTTGCAGAATCTATAAACTTTTGTTTCTGTGGTGAAAATGTTATCATAATATTTTTCCTCTCAAAGTTTTCATCATCATTTTATATTTCATAGTAACACGATTTTAGGTCATTGTCAAGTCGGACACCTAAGTCCTTGTTTTTACTTAACATTTTTTCGTGGGGGTTTTTGGTGATTCTGAGCTGTTGCGAATCACCTTTCATTTAAGCAACCATCTTAATGAAGTTGTTTAGTAATGGTCGATTTGCAATCTTACCATTTGACATTTTAGAGAAGGCCCTTTTCAATGCACTTTTATTTGCACCGACCTCAACTTCAAGTTCTGTACTCATTTCCATATTAGAAAGTCCAGGCAAGATATAAGTAACATCAAAACCTTGTCCTTTAGGAACAATCAAAACATTATCTTTATTACATTTTTTAACCATGTCAACCATTTCATTATGAGATTGACACATACCCCAATCAATAACAGCCCTAATGTCATTATAATTGACCTTACCACTTCGACCACCACCAGCAACAAAAAAGTTTACCACATTCATATCAGGCACTCTTTTCTTTAAAAGTGAAAGTAACATTTTAGTCTGACTTTCTCTACCAATTCCAAAGTCTTTACTGTTTACTTTTTTTCCAGTAATTGTATCAGTAATGATTTGAGTACCATAACGAATTGACTGC